AAAGGTAAATGTTCCAGCCGAAAGTTCGCCCGTGTCTAGAGTTCCGTTTGAGTCGGATGCGCGGACTGGTGCACCCGCGCCAACAACATAAATACCGTTGTCTACATGTGCGACACCTGGGCCACCTTGGTCCTTGACCAAGATGCGGTTGCCAGCTTCAAGGAGGACTCCATCAAGTGTTTGGCCGGCCGCAAGGTCGGTAGCAAGGTTGACCGATGCGACTGTTGCGGCTCTTACTGATTGTTTGACATCCAGGCCTTGGCGGGCGGCATCAACATAACCCTTGGTGGCAATGTGGGCGGCATCCGTCGGGGTCGCAACCTTCGCGTTGCCCTGGGCATCGCGTCTTACGAGTTTGCTGGCGATCGCTTCAGATGTCGCATCGTTGAGCATCTGCCAAAACGACGCAGGCAGGAGTCCGGCACTATCCGTATCGGCAACGTTGAGCGTGAGGGTAATCGTGCCGTTCGACTCGGAAACCGTGAGGGCTTCGGCGATTCCTGCGCCGCCACCAGAAACAATGGTGTGCGGAATTGATTTCCATGCTGAACCCGTGTAGACGTGGATGGTGTCGGTCTGGGTGTTGAAATACATCCGACCTTCGAAGTTCCCGTCGGCCGGGTTGGTGGCAAGTTTTTCAAAGGTGGCGTTAATCAGTTGGTTCTGATTAAGGTTTAGATTCGTGAGGAACTTTTGTGCCATTTTACTTCCTTATGTTAGATAAGCCTTGCCTGAGAACGCCGCTGAAAAATTAACTGTGACCTGAGTCGTGCTATTATATACTACCTCACCGAACACGTGCGTATCGGCAGAATCGACGATGGTGACCGAGGGTTTCCCGCCGAGGGTGTGGGTTATCACCCAAGTCGTGGATGCCACCCCCTGTATATGCTCGTGGCGCCTAGTGTTGGCTGAGCCCGACGACGCCCTTACCAAGACCAGATTTGGAGCATCCTGATTTACGGTTACTTGATTGGGCACGACCATGCCCTAATTATACATTTTCCTTATCACAATGAAGGAAGAAGGCTAAGTTAACCCTGCCCTTATCTGGTGACCTCGGGTATTAGGTTGACGTCCCCGCGCACCACCTTGGAAACCACGTTGCCCGAACTCACTATCTCCAGGTCGTAGACGCCGCTCATCGTGAGCCCCGCCGTGTCGGCGGCGGAGATGCTTAGGAATATCTCGTTGTTCCTCGCGGGCGTGTCGCCCACGAAGGGGTTTATGGATATCCGGCCGTTCTCGGTCGTGAGGCTTATCATCGGCGTCACGCTGTCCACCGTGCGCCTTATGTGCATCCGTGCCGTGTGGCCGGCCAGGTTGTAGTTGACGAAGGTGTTCCCCGTCGGGTCGGCAACGAGGTCCGGTTGCTCGAGCGTGAGTTGGCGGAAAAAGGTCGAGCCCTGCTCCATCGTTATGTCGTAGATGCCTGCAATCACGGATGCGTTCTCCTAATCGTTTGCCTAAAAGATTGTAGATTAGGGACACCGCCCTGACGGGCAGCCCTCGGTCAGAGGATGGAGGCGGAGTCCTTGTTCGGGCCGACCTTCTTGAGGCCGAGGGCAGCAGCGATCGTCAGGGCGAGGGCGGTGACCCCGACCTTGATGTTGTCGGTGCTCGCGATGGAGTCGAAATCCATCCCGTTGGCCATAGCCGATCCGAGCCAGCCGGACAGGAATGCCATAACCGACCTTTCGGCTGTGTCTTTTAGGAACTTGCTGTTCATGGCTTTCGCCCTTTCTGCGGACGACCTCTTGGGGTTGACCGCCGTCACTAAATTTTACCATTGCCGGCATTTAGCCGAGGGCACTGATGTCAAACAGCCCGAAGTCTGGGTCGTTGAGGACGAAGTTGATCTCGTTGACGGTCTGGTGGAGCATGATGTAGCCGGCGGGCTTGGCCAGGGTCGCCATTTTGAGGACCACCGGGCTCGTGCTTCCCTGCGCCGGGGTGCCCGGCGTCTCGTTGACGATAGTCCTTACCATGATGTTGAACTCCTCGTCGTTCCACAGCGGAGTGACGAGCACCGACTTGCTCCCCCCGAGCACCGTCTGGACGGATTTTCTGATCGAATCCCTGCTCCCCGCCGCATGGCCGAACGCCGCCGTCTGGACTTGCCACCTGCGGAAGTCGAACGACGCGTCGAAGACGGAGGTCCCGCTGGTCACCTGCACGTCGGGAAGCGACCTGAAACCGCGGATCATCGACCCCCACTCGAGGTACTCGGGGGTCATCAATTCCGGGTCCGTGATCTCGCTCCTGCTCAGGATGTTGTAGGGGTCGCCGTAAATCTCGACGGAATGGTGGTTCAACTCGGCCCTCTCGTAGTTCAGCATCCTGATGTACTTGTCCATCGCCTGCGACAGGTCGGCCGTCATCGAGTGGTAGATCTTCGCCAGCGGCCTGCTCGGGTTGGTCGCCTCGGCGTCCACATCGCGGAAGATGTCGGGGAACATCGGCTTGCTCAACTCGGAGAACTGGTTGAATTTCTCGGGCTCGTCCAGCGTCAGGGTCGGGAAGGTGAAAAGCACCGGCGAGGTCGGCGAGTTTGTCGCGATGACAATGGTTACCGACACCGAGGCGAACGGGGTGTTCTCGTCCCCGAAGACGAAGGTGTTCGAGAACGCGGGCGACCAACGCCCGTTGGGTATTTCCATCGTGTTCGGGGTGACCGATGGGTACGGCTCCGAGGTCGGGTGCAGGTAGGTGGACACGGTCGCTCCCGCGTCGCAGAACAGCAGCGAGTGGAACACGAGGGTCTCCGCGATGAAAGGGTTCCTCACTATGGGCTCCGTCCCCCTGATGACGATGCTCTGGGTCGTGGGGTTGGAGAGCCTCAGGGTGAAGGCCTGCAGGGAGTTTGCCCCCACTTCCTCGATTGCCTGGGTGGTCGGCTCGTCAAATTCCCAGCCATTCTCGCCGAGGACGGCGGACGACGACTCGGCGATGTCGGAGTACGTCATGCGATCCAGCGACAGCGGGCTGGACAGCAGGTTCCTCTGAGCGATTTTTACCCTCATAGGTAGGTGACTTCGATGACTGAATTTTCCAGGTTCAGCAGCGGGAGGCATCCCTTCTCGTTGAATGTGCGGTTGCCGGCGCCGTCGCTAGTCGTGCCCTCGCAGGTGAAGGTTAGGTTGTCCTGCACGAATGCCACGTAGTCGACCGAACTTATGGCCGAGAAAATCATGCTCTTGCGGATTGCCTCGTCATTCAGCGAGAAGCGGTTCGGGGCGAATGTCTCGGCAAGGCTCGCCTTGATGGCCGCAAGCGTGGATGAGAAGTCCGCGTTGCGCTCGATTTTGACGTTTGCGCTCACGGTCATCGGCAGAAGTTTCATGTCGAGGACCACCATCTGCAGGCCGGCCATCGACTTGGAGACCAGATCGGCGTAGATGAGGTTGCGCTCGAATAAGCTCAGCGTGCGGTCCTCCCCGTAGACGAACAGGGACACGTAGCCCGGCTCGGCTGGTGCGTTGGTGTTTCTGTTGTCCTCAGCATCCGTGGTGTCGTAGGCCTTCGCTCGCGACACGAACGGAAACTGGCTGAGGACGTATGACTCGATCTGCTGTGCGGTCGCGAGGATTGCGGACATGGATTGGAGCTGCGTGGCGAAGCGCGTCAGGAACTGCGCGTCGTTTTCGCCGAGGGATCCCTGCCTGAAGTCGCCCTCCGCCACCGCCGAGTCGATGACCGTCTGCGAGTTCAGGATGGTGAGAACCGTGTTCTCGGCGATCGGCCTTCGCTGCCCGAACTCGACGGCCGCGAGTTGGATGAACGCGGTCGGGAGGGGCGTTGGTGGGTTGGCGCCGAGGACCGGCGTGACCGGCTCTATGATCACGGAGTTCTGGGTCTCGTAGATCTCTGAGACCCTCTGCCCTGCGACCGAGTAGGAGTGCTCGAGGATCATGCCCGCCTCTAGGGCCCCTCCCGCGTAATCGAGCGCCTGCACGGTGACGCCGACGGTCGCGTAGGTCGGCTCGGAGCGCCTGACGCCCATCAGGTTGGCGATGCCCTCGATGAGGCGGTTGGGTAGGGCATTGATTCTGTTGATGGCGAGCGTCGAGAGGAAGGCGAAGGACTGGATCATCGCGTCCTCGATGGTTCCGGGTCGGACCGACAGCTGCGGGACGTTCTGCCTCATCAGATCTATGGCGGTCAGGTAGACCTCGCCGGGATCCTTGTCGTACACGCGTAGGTTTACGTAGGGGGTGAAATCGATAGACATGTCAGACCTTCCTGAACTTCACCCGAAGGACCGTCGCGCCGGTGGACTCGTTGAGCTCCCCCTCGGCCTCCAGCACCTGTATCTCGGGCACGAATCGCGCCGCGTGCAGCATGAACACGCCCCTGTTGATCGCCGAGAACGACGGATCCATGACCCCGAATGTGGGGGCGAACGGGAGCGTGTTCGGCTCGGTGAGCGCCGCGAGGCTGAGCAGCTGTGCGTAGAAGGCGTCGGTGCCGTCCTCGAGCGTGACGAGGGACCCGTTCTGGTCAAACTCTAGTGGGAATCTCAATGTGGTCATTAACCCTCGTTCTCCAGCGCGGTTACTCTTGCGTCCAGTGCGGCTACCACCGTGCTCAGGGCATCCAACTCTTGCTTGGTGGCGAACACATCGGGCACCACGTTCATTCTACCAATAACCACCAACTCCTGAGAGTCGTTCGCGAGAAACCCGCAGATAATGGAGTCGCCGACATTCAACCGCTGCGCCAGCGTCGTTCCGAGGGAGACCACGCGCGTCGCATCGATCCCGAGTCCGGGGATCCTGATGTTGACCGTGTTGCCCGACCCGACGGACTTTACGGTGCCGAGGAATAGACCCCCCCCGCTGAAGGGGTGGGCGGCGCCGTTGTCCCTGTTGACGAGATCCGGCATCCCGAATCGGAATTCGTTGAGGCTCATGTTGTCGGCCTTCCGCTGGTGCCCGTGTCGACCGGCCCGGTCTGGCGCGCCTTGTAGTATGGGACGAGGATGTCCGGCCCGATTGGGTCGTTCGTCAGGTCCCTCTGATCGTATATGGGCCCGACTTCGAGGCCGATTATCTTCTCCTTCGGCCTTCTCTCCGGCGTCTGGAAATTTATCCCCGCGGGGTTCGGCGATCGCTCCTCGAATTGCACCGAGGTGACGAGGTAGTAGCCGATGAAGGTCGGGATGTCCCCGACGAAAACCGTCATACCGGGCCTTATGCCGATCCCGTTCGTCCTGTCGATCTCCGCGGATCCTGTCGCTTCCATGACTTCGTTGTCGGATCGGTTCATGCTCGGCAGCCTCATCATTTCGTAGGCCTTGCCGACGTCGCCGGCAACCAGCGGTATGTACCGTCTCGTCACGGTCTTCTCCTCGAATTTCGGGGGCTGGGATTTCGGGATTCTCACCTTCGCCACGTACGTGATCGCGTCCGGCCCCCACTTGTGCAGAAGCCACTTCATGGACGCGAAGTAGAGGGTGCCGTCGACCTCGAAGCATTTGAACTTCGCCTGCTGGGCGAGATTCTGTATCACGGTCCACGTCGAGTCGGCCTCGTTGTCGCCGCTGGCCTTGGTTATCCTCTTGCTCTTCGATGTCTCCTCGCCCACGAACTCGAGGCCGTACTTCTTCGCCGCGGCCCTCACGTAGGCCGTTCCGTTGCCCTGAATCATCTCTGGCTTCTTGTCGCGCTTCATTTGCTGGACGGCCTTGGATCGGCACTTGACCGTCCAGATGGGGGACACGGCCTCGCTCTGTTCGACGGAAACCTCGGCGACCTCCATCAAGACCAACTTCAGGTTAAGGCTGGCAACCTTGTCGGCCTCGTTGAACGAGATGCCCTCGGCTATGGTCTTGGTCAGGTAGGTGACGTCCCTTCCGATGTTGAAGTAGTTGCCCGAGGCGAACGATCTCGACCCCTTCGACTTCACGTAATCCCTGTCGATTATCCTCAGGGTTATCTCGGTCACCTGGTCGATCGAGTAATCGACGGTGCAGGAGAGTATCGAGTCGTTCAGCGTTTCCTTGATGTTCGTGGCTATGTCGCCGAAGGTGACGTTGAATTTCTCGAAACCCCTCGAGGGCAGTTCGCTCTTCTTCGCCAGCGACGGCGCCCCGCCACCGTTGTTGGCCCCGCCGGATGCCACAACGAAGGGATTGTTCGAATCGCCGAATTCGTTCAAGATTGGCACGGCTCGCCCTAACCTGTGGTCACATTGACGCCCGAGGAGAACGTCAGGTACCTTTTAAGCTTTTCCGTGGTCGGCGGTGGGTTGTCGACGCAATTCTTCTTGCACGGCTTTATCCTCGGCATCTGGATGAGATCGACGGATTCGATCGGGATCTCCTGCAGGGTCATCGAGCACGAGGCTCGGGCGATCTGGTTCGGGGATGCGCCGTCCTTCAGGGGTCCGTTGCCGGTCCTCTGGACGGCGGTGACCGAGAAATCAGAGATGACGAACTCTATCCCCCTGCCGCTCGTGAGCAGCGGCCACCTCACCTCGTTCTCCATGAATTTGTCCATGTTGAGGAAGGTGACGGGGTAGGGCGTCTGGGCCATCTCCCTGAGCGTGGTTATCTGGTTCTCGCACGAGAAGTTGAGCCCGAACCCCTGCTTGTTCACGTATTTCATGTCGACGATGTCAAAATTGAAACTTATCTTCAGGAGGTTGAACCCAGTCCAATCGATTATCGGGTAGTTCCCGCTCCTCTGTATCTCGGTCCAAGTCGTGCCGATGCCCGAGTAGTTGACCTCCTTCGGCACGAAGGGGAACTCAAAACGCCTCGGCTTGGGCTGGGTGACGGTGCCGTCCGGCGCCACGATTTGGTAGGTCTGGACCAGTTCCGGCATCCCGACGACCGAAGTTGCGGCTGTCCTCACCCCCTGCCTGTAGCCCGGAAGGCCCCTGACCACGGTTATTCGTATGGTCTTGGTCTCGCCCGAGTCTGCTGGGTTGTCGGTCGAGCCGGTCTCGGTTCCCCCCGGCGTCCTCGGGGCCAAAGGTTTGAGGTTCGTGACGACGTCTTTCAGGGCCAGGTAGAGGGGGTCGTTCTCCAGTTCGGCGAGGGCGATCTTCCGCGTCTTCCCCTGACCCATGAGCAGGGCCACCTTGGCCGAGAGTATCGACTCCATGACCGATCTCTTCAGTTCCTTGATCGGGGCGCCTTCCTTCAGCCTGTTGTTGAGGAATGCCAGCAGCCTTTTGGGCGTGAGGCTCTCGACGGCTGACCCCTCGGTGAGTTTTGACGTCGCCGCGGAGATGGTCTTCTTCCAGTCCCTCGGGATAATCACCACCGAATCGGTGGTGCCCGTGCTGGGGGCGTAACCCGGTTGCGCGCCAGGGGTCTGGGGCTTACCGCTGTAAGAGAACTCGGGCTGCTGCTCGAACCCCTTGACGCCCTGGAGGCTGAAAGTTATCCTTTCAAAACCCGTCTTGATGTTGTCGTTGCTGCGCGACCCGGGTTTGCTCGTGGTCGCTCCGCTTGCGACGTAGCCGACGAATTCCGTGCCCGCGAGGCTGTTGACGAAGTTCACCTGGGCGGCCTTGGCCTTGTTGGGTTGGTAATAGCTCTGCAACTCCGGTTTTGTGAACCCGAGTTGTGCATTCACGTCGCTCTTGAGGAACTTCCCGAAGTGGAAGCCGCTCGTGCAGTAGCCCGCTGAAATCTCACTGTCTGCCGGCGCCGTGAATGCGTCGTCCGCGCTCGCTTCATTTACCTGTTGGTCTTGGCATGTACAGGTTACGCCCGACTTTCTTATTCTTTTCTGCCCCGGAATTACGTACCAGTAGTAGGCGCGGGCCGCAATCGAGGCGCCCGCGGAGTTGTCTGCCGGCCCGTACCCCGGGAGCCACTGGTTGTCCCTGGGCGTAGCTACGTTCTGGTTGAAATCCGAGCCGCTCACGACATGCGTTTTCAGGTAGGAGCTGGTATCGGCGGTGTCTAACGGCAAGACCGACCAAACACTCGGCAGGTTCGGTGGGTGGCCGAATTTCAAGTTCGGGAGTACTGCATTCTTGCCCCATTCGATGGTTTTTTTGCCGGCCTTGTTGAGGGTGCCCCCTCCGTCGGTCGGGATGGCGAGCTCGATGTGCCTCTTTATTTTAAATGATGTGTCTTCATCAAGGGCTATCCTGTACGCCAAGTTGCCCCTCACTATGAACAAATCGGTGAAGGTGTATTTTGTATCGTCATCGGAGCCGGCGGGTTTACTGGTCACCGCGTTTCCCGCGCTTGAATCCGCCGGGATTTTCTGCGCGGTCAGCGGCAGATCCAGCTCGCGTAAAATTTTGCTCCCGGAATAGACGATTTTTTCCTTAAACGTTTCCGGGACGTTGATGCTTATCGGCTTCACGTTTTTCTTGATTATCGCCGTGTTGAACGGGTCGTCGTCTAGGTAGTAGGAGAGCGGGGTGTCCGCCGGATAGAGGGGCTGATCCGTTAGGAATAAGCCCTTGCCTCCCCCGTAGGCGCTCAGGGCATTGGTTTTGAAAGTCAAACCGCCGCTCTTGGATAAACCGAAGCTGTTCGATGGGGTCGCTTCCAGATCGACGTTCTCCCTGCTCGTTTTTCCGGTGAAGTAGTAATCGATGAGAATGCCGCGCGAGGTCGTTTTGCCCATCACCGTCTGCATCCACCGAAGCCACAGGAGGACGAATTGTCCGTTGGCGTTGCCAAGGTGGATGTTGGGGATGGAGCCGAGAGCCTCCTTGCCCGAATTGCCTGCTTGGAGCCGGTATTCAGTGGTGGGGAGCGTCGGGTTGGATAACGCAAGAGGTCTTATCTTTCTGTATCCGTCCTGCAGGGACGGTCCGTATACTTCACGGTATACGCGCATCCAGATCTGCGCCGAGTATCCAAGTTGGGCATCCTCGTCAGATCCGAAGTAGCCACTTAGTCTCACGCTCTTCACCAAGTCGGTCGCCTGCAGGTGGAGGGCAGGGGCGATCGACAGGCCCTGCTCGTTGAAGCCGTAGCGCATGGTCTTTTCTCCCACGGTGCCAACAAGTCCCTCAAGTTCCGAAGTGTAGAGGTCGGCGGTCGACCTCTGCCCCCTCACCTCCGAGGAGCTGATCGGTTTCAACAAGTACTTAATCGGTGCGTCGGGCATCAGCGCCTCTGCCTTTCATTGCTGAGGGCGAGCTTGAGCTTGACCACGGCCGCGTCGGCTATCGCCTGCGCGTCCGTGTTGCCGTTCACCGTCATGTTGATGACCATTGGGCTCGCCTCGCCCCCCTTGCCGCCGAGTGGCCTCGTGATCGTCGTTTTGGGCGCGGACATGTCGCCGAACGGCAGCGGCCCCGGGACGACGTGGAGGTGCCTGCCCCCGTTGGCGCCGTGGAACTCGGCGAACCCTCCGTTCGCGTGGACGAGCCTCTGGTAGGCGCCGAGGTTCTGGCCGACGAGGTCGTACGCCCTGCCCGTGACGTGGTCGGAGTTGATCGACCCGAGACCGAATTCCCTGTACGACGAGGTGACGTTCCTCGTGCCGGTCAGCATCCCGTCCAACGCCGCGTGCCTGCCCATCGTCTGCGCGAGGCGCGAGGACGTCGTGTCGCCGATGCCCTTGCCCCTCGGGGTGCTGGTGTCGTTGTTCTGGTCGACGAACTTGATGAACTTGTCGGTCATCCAATCCGGCCTTGCGTCGCGCTCATCGAAGAAATTGGAGAACATGTCGATGATCCCCTGGTACGTGTCCCTGAGCTCCTCGGGCATCTTGTCGAGGGATATCTGCAACTCGTCCCCCTCCCCGACAGCCTTCAGGCCGAGTGCGGCGCCGTCCAGGCCGTAGGCCTTCATCAGCTGCGAGAAATCATTCATCGAGAATTTGCTCATGTCCGCGTTTTCGAACAGCCGGCCGCTCTCCAAATCCGAGAGGAGCTGCAGTTGTTGTGCCATGCCGATCTCTCCGAAAGCTTCCGAGAACTTCTTGGAGTCCAGCATGAACTTTTGGCCCTGGACATTTTCAATCAGCCTCGCGTTGATCTCGCCGCCCATCGTGGCGGATCCCGTGCCGATTCCTTGAAGCAGCATCGACTGGAATGCCTCGCCCACCGGGCCCGTGTTGAATCTGTCCCTCTCTCCGTAGAATGGGCTCGTCACCGTTTTCCCGTTGATTATCTCCTTACGGCTGAACTCGGTGCCGTCCGGGCCGAAGAGGGCCAGCGCCTGGATCATCCCTTGGAGCCCGCCGCCGGCGAAGTTGAACAGGTTCGGCATGAAATCTTTGATGAAGGTCGCAAAATCCGAGTCGGACATTTCCCCGCCGGCTTCGTCCAAGGCGTCCCTGAACGCTCTGGACTGCTCGTCGACTATGTTGGGAGCATCCAGGTTCTCGAAAGCCTTGGCGAATTGGTCCAGCCCAGCGAGGGCGATGTCCATCTGTAGCCCCCGGAGCTGCTCTCTGGTCTTGGCGACGCCCACCCCGAGTTCCTCGAGGACCGTGTGGAAGTCCTTGGTGGCGTCGTAGAGGTCGACCCCCATCGTGGAGGCCATGCGCTCCACCTCCTGTTCCGTCTTCCCCGTAAACCGCGTGAGGATCTCGAGCTTCTTCTGGTAGATGTCCGTCAGGTGGTTCTGCGCCTTCTGCCGCCTGTCCAGCTTGTCGGCCACTTTCAGGCTCTCCTCCGGGCGCTTTCGCATGTCCTTTATCTGCTCGTCGGTCAGGTTGAACTGCGACTGGTTGGCGGCCATGAACTGGACCAACTGCGCTCCCGACGCGCCTTTGCGCACCATGTCCAGGATTTGGTTTTCCTTGGCGTTCATCGATCCGCCCGCGCGCGTGCGCGCCACGATGGCCGATTTGCCGACGCCCCCGCTGGCGATCATGTCTCTCTGGATGAGTTGCATCTCGGACGCGAAGATGTTGTCGAACGCCGCCTGGAACGCCGCCCGCACCTTCTTCTTCTCTTCCTTGACCTTGTTGAGCCCGCCCATCAACCCGCCGACGGCCGTGCCTATGATCGCGCCCGCCGCGGTTCCGAACCCGGGGGCGATCATCGTTCCGATGGCGGCGCCAGCTGCGGCCCCGCTTACCGCCCCGCCTCCGACGGTCTTCGACGTCAGGGCCGCGCCGCCGAGTCCGATGCCGAGGCCGGCGAGCGGGTTGTACATACCGATCATCGCGCCGGCGGACAGGAACCCCTGTGCCTCCTCCGAGACCATTCCGGAGTTCGCGAGGGCGCCGAGCCCGAGGCCGACGCCGATCCCGCCGGTCGCCGAGCCCTGCAGACCTTTCCTGTTCTCGTTGCCGAGGACCATCCCGCCCAGCCTGCTCTGCCTGGCGTGCCCGGCGGCGAGCCGCACTCCTTGAACCCTGGATGCGAAGCCGCCCGGTCTGTACTGCTTCGGGCCGTTCAGCGCCGAGGTGGGGGAGAGGAAGTTGTTGTACAGCCGGCCACTGAAAAACCTGCCCCTGAAGCTGTTCGGGTCGTATGTCGCTCCCGGTCCGTACTGCCTCACGCTGGTCATCCCCGGCGGGAACTGCAGGAAGGTCCTCTGGTTGCCGAACATGGTGGTGCGCGACTGTATCGTTGCGCCAGCGTTCGGCCCGCTCGTGATCAGGTGGCCGCCCCCGATGCCCTGCCCGGCGCGGACGTGGCCGCCGAACTGCTTGCGAAGTTCGCCCCTCTCCTGGGGCGTGAGCTTTGGGCGCGGCGAAGACCCGCCGCCTCCCCTCGACGAAAACCCGCCCCCGCTCGTGCCGTACCCTGGCGCGCCCCGGAACGGCAGCACGCCGGTGGGCCCGCCGCTTGTTCGTATGCTGTTGGAGTCCTTCACGATGCCCATGTTCCCGCCCCCGCCCCGGACGCCGTACTGCATCATGGGTTTCCCGTTGACGTATATGACGCGGGCGTTCACGTTCATGTTGGCGACCTCGCGCATGCCGG